TTACACGCACCCCCCGCAATATATTTTTAATTAACCAGCAGCATCTGGATTCTCAGGTGTCCTACTTGATTCGGACTTAGGATTTCCTTGAGTTGTTGTATTAGCTGTTTCACCATAACCAATATATCTTGAATCATAAATCTCATTGTCATCATGTTCAAGTGTTGTGTTATGAGGCATAACTGGGTTAATAACCTTATCAGCATTTGTCTGGTCTTCAATAACCTGAATTACACAAAGAACTTCTCTTGACTTATCAAAATAAGTATATCCTGGAAGAGCGTCCATTGTAAAGGTAAATGTTGAAGGATCTCCAGTTCCAGATAACTGGAATGTAAGGTTAGACTGAATCTTAACATTAGGGAATGTTAAGTTAGCAGGCATATCAACACCATCACTCTTACGTCTGAATAATGTATCAGCTTCTACATAATAGTTACCAGCAAAGTTATCAGCAGCAATCTGAAGTTCATCAACTGCTGTAGCTTTCTTATCAAGATAATAATCTACGAATACAGCAATTTGTCCTGCTCCTATTTTAGCGTCAGCAGCACCTTCATCAGTAGCCTTATACCAATCTTGTAAACCAGCAACAGTTGGCTTTGTAATCTGAATAGCTTGTGCTACTCCATCACTATTTTTACCAGCTGTAAATGTCTTAGCACCGGTTTCTGCATCAATAGTAATATTACCAACTTCAACCTTAGTACCTTCAATCATCTTACCTGTTAAACTACCATCACCTTCAGTGACAATAACATAAATAGGAGAATCATTTGTAGGACATAAAGTTTCTTTAGCACCAAGTACGTTCTTTAAATCGATCCAACCTTTCTTCTGATCTCCAGTACCAGTAACTTCTAATGTAGCTGTAGAAGTAGTATGGAAATGTACTGATTCAACTCCAGTAGATCCCTGGAACAGATCAGCACCTGAAAGCATAGCAAGAGAAATAGGTGAAAGTAAAGCATCTTCAACAGTAAATGTTAAAGTCTTCTCACCTTCCCAAGAGATAAGACGAACATTACCTCTACCACCCTGTGCATAAACAGTTGTAGTAGCTTGCTCTACAGATGAAGTTGTTGCTGTATCGATATAAAGTACAGGTTGTCCAGCCTTAAACTTATACTTACCAATGTTAGTAGGAGTTTTTGCTCTGAACACTATGTTAGCACATTCGCGAACACCAAATTTCATTTGTATTTTCCTCCTTAATTATTCTTCTTCTAATTCAACGCCAAGAGTAATGTCTTGCATCCAATCTTTAGCGTCTTTTACATTTTGCGCTCCAGCCATTTTAGCTTGGAATGTATAGTCAAATGTTTCTTTTAATTGGAAACGTTTAAACTCTTCAATAAGTTGATAAACTGAATACTGTTTTAATTCATTCTTATCTTTTTGCTCTCCAATAGCAAGGATATTTATATATCTACCAAAGACACTATTTAACGCAGTATCTTCTCCTCTTTGTTTTCGCATATCAGCCAAATATTCATGTTTCTTTTTGAATTTTTCAACTAATGCGCGAGCGCGGTCTCCTTGCGGATTATAGTCTGTTTCAGCATCTCCAGTTAAAGCAGCAAGTCCAAACATATCATAAATAATATTCGCAAACTCTTCAAAGTTGTTTCCATCAATCATCAATGTTTGAGGAGGTTCATTTTCATCCTTTTCTTTAGGCTGAAATATAAAAGACCTAGGAGTAAAATTAATTTTATATTTAGGAAAAATTAATTCTAATAACTGTACAACACTAAAAAAGATATAATGACCGTTTTCAGTTTTTTCTCTCATTATTGACATTAATATATCAAAATTCGTTAAACTATCTAAATCAAAATTGTCCTCAATCTTTAGATTTTTGTAATCTCTAGTTAAACTATTTACAGCAACAAAAAATTGAGGTTCGCCCAATAAACCTATTTCTGCAATAGACGGTTGATATATGGTTAATTGAGCAGACGGAAATGGAATATCGCTCTTGGTATCTAATAATAATTTATGGACTATTCTTTTTCTATTCATTTACTCGCTAGTTCTTCTAATTTAGCATCATCTTCTGTAAAATGAACAACATGATAGGATAAAGTATATCCCACTAAATTTGGGTCCAAAATTAACTCATTACATCCAAGAAAATACGTTTCACCCACTCCAGATAGTTTACCTAAATTTAATATACCATCTATATATCCTGCAATCATAAGTGGTCTAACTCTAAAACCTTGTAAATCCCACTGTTTTGTATTGCATAATATATCAAAATTAATCATACAATCTCTAAACTGTTCATTTCTTGAATTGGTTGTAAAATTATCAAAATTTAATAAAATATAAGATTGAACATCTTCATGCTCATTAAACTCTAATCTTGGAGTAGTTCTAATATATTGTTTTTCAAATAAATCATGAACACTATAATGATTTACTATATCATCATATTTCCTTATTGTAGGGTCTAAACAATCTTTAGTATTAATAATTAATAATCTTTTTAACCATGTACTGTATTTGCCAGATTCAACAAACAGCTTATTTAATATTAATTCAGTATCTTTATCGCAAGATAAGAATGAAGATTGTATTGGGGGTAATCCGTTTCTCTGCATTTTATCTTACTCCTTTTATCTCTTATAATGATTGCACTACAACGTGTTTAACAAGTTTATTATTATAATACAAATCAAATTCACCTGTTTTCCCATTAAGTAATTGCACATATACAGTGGTCTTATCACCTTGAACAATAGCATCTTCTATATCAAGAGATAAGCCTTTTGTTATATTTTCAATAGACCATAATGCATCTTGAATATAATTAGTAGTACAAGAAATTTTATCATAAGCTTTACATACTAAATTCTCTTCTATCTCATTACGTTCTTTGATTTCATTTTGTATTTCATTGCTCAAATCTTCATATTGATTTTCAAAATATTCTTTTACATGAACAATAAGAATATTATCAACAGAATTAGGAGATACTGCTTGTACCTCCCATGATTCTAATTTACCTTGAATATTTGGTAATTTAACTATTTTAAATCTTTTAAAAAATGCTAAAGTATCTTCATTTCTTTCTAAATAAATTGTACGAGTATAATTTAGTTTATTCCATTCTTCTTTATTTCTTCTTAACCATTCAATAATTTCTTCTTGTTCACCAACAGAAGCAAAGTAATAATCTTTTCCATCAATAGTTAAAGGATACTCAAAACATTTTCTAACATCTGCTCTAAAATAAGCATATTCTTCTATATATTGTAAAGTTACTATCCAACGAGTATTCGTTTCTTTCCAAATAAAAGTCTTTCCACATTTTACAGGGACAGGAATAATTCCTTCTGTCGTTTTTCCAACTCGAGGAGCGTTTAAACATATATCTTCAAAAGGTACAGATAACATCATCTTATCTGTTTCAAATGTTCTTTTATCTGGATTCATTAAACAACGAAACTCTAATTGAGGTAACGTATTGTCTTCGTCAGGATTATCTATAACCATAGTGCCAGCTTGATATGAATATAATAAAGCTTTTTTTAAACTTTTTAATTTATCTTCAATCATTCGACTTTGCTGCGCGCTTCCGCCATTATAATCTAATCTATGACGCATATTATCTAATGCTTTCATAATCAATTTTACTCAAGAGCGACAGACATTCAAAGATAACTCTTCTAAATAAAGCCATATCTTTTTCTTCTGTTAAGCTAAAGAGTCCTTCTAATTTACAAATGATAGGAAATAGGGCGGGCTGCAAGTCGACTAACAGCTGATTCATGCCAACTAATTCTTCGATAATAGTTTCTAATGGTTTTGTCCAATCTGCACCCTCTTCGCGCATTGGTAATAATTTATATATTAAGTTAATATTTCTTTTCAAATTAGATTGAAAAACTTTTTCGTTAATTTCTAAATTATATTTATTCATCCCATTTTCCCTCCTGTCTATCGTAAGGACTATTAGGTCCTTCATTACCAAGAGTTGCTGGGTAAACAGGAGTTTCCATAATCGTGTGCATAGTGGAACGATAAACACCATTATCATCTATTTTTCTTCTTTTATAAAGTCTTTGTAAATGGAATCCTTTTCTTTCATATTCTTTTTGAAGACTTTGTAATTTAGCTAAATGATTAGCTTGTGAAGTAAGTTTAAAATCTGAACCACTATACTTCATCCTTATATTTTCAACACTTGCAAGCTGTTGACCAATCCATTCCTGAACCATATAGACTGCAAGAATTTTTATTTCTTCATTAGATAAATCATTTGAAAAATAACCATCCTCTTCATCATCAGGATCTTCAGGTGGTTGAATATCTAAGGTTTGTCTTGGAAACTCAAACCAAGGTATTGCGGAATCAAGCAATTCACTTAACATACTTAAAGTATCTTCTTTAGTTAATTCCATATACATATCATCTGTAATTTGTCTGAGGAACGCATTATAAACTTGTGAACATGGTGTCATTTTTCATTCCTCCTTATTACATTATTGTGAAGCAGTTGCTTTTACTACTTTTCTAACAGGTGCTTTATCTTCTGTCTTAGGAACAGCTGCTTTTCTCTTAACAACTGGTACCTCTTCAACTTCATCTTCTTTTGTAAGTTCAATTGCGCTTGCTACATCAAAACTGAGTTTCTTTAAAATTAAATCGCGCTTTGCAACATCATTGAGCGGAAGTGAAACCGCAACCTGTTTAATTAATTCAAGAACTCCAAGTGGAGCAAAATTTAAACAATCTTCAAATTCATCTGTTGAACCAGACTGCATTAATCTTATAATATCCTGCTCAGTATAAAAATATTCTGGCTCGATCATACCTATAAGCTCTTTAACAGCTTCTTCATCATGAATAATCAAATAATTAGCAATTATGTAGTCGCCGCCAGGAACTTGAGAAAGTTTAAAAAGTTCATCAAAAGTTAAAACTTTTGTTTCATTAGGTTGAAATGTTCTATGTAGATTATTTAAATCAGGAATAGTATATCCTACAGTACCAAAATCTCTATTTTGTACTTTTATTTTCTTATTTTCATCCATTGTTTTTATCTCCTTTTATCTCTCAATATATAAATAAGGGGAGATTAAATCTCCTAATCTCCCCTATTTATTTTTATTAAATCTTACTGATATACTGGATCTAATCCAGGTGCAGCATTAAGAACAAGTGTCTTAGCAGCTGGAGCAAGAGTTGTATTTTGATATACACAGATACCATTATTGAGACCTACGATACCAACACCAAATTTCTTATAAGTCTGGATTTCTCTTGACCAATCCCTGTTTTCCCATTCTCTAACGAGTGCATCACCTTCGAAAGCGATCTTGATAGGCTTATCAGCACCTGTTGGGATGATATAAGCATATGAAGGATCCATAACTTTCTGAGTGTTCTTTGTATCTTCAAATGAGTTAGGAAGGATAACAACATTATGTCCCTTGTAATTAGCAAGGTAACCTGTGTTCCACATTGTGTTCTTCTGCTCATTTGAAATCCAGTTATTGTCTGGAACCATTGTAGCAGCAAATTCAAATGTACAGTAAATAGTAGCCTTTCCATATGCATCAGCAATCTGAAGAAGTGCATCCATATCTGCCTGAACAAATGAGTTGTTAGCTTTCTTATTTGTCTGCTGAATCTGAGCGATAACAGACTTAAGAGCTTTTGCGATTTCTCTAAATACGCACTCATTAAGACCATCATTGATAATCTCAACTACGTCAGCCATGTCGATTCTGCCATCAAGATATTCCTCGATACCAATCTGAGCAGCTCCGCCCCATGCTTCTGTAGGAACTTCTAAGGTGTATCCATCAAGTTTGAATACTTCATATACACCAGCAAGTCCAACCTTTGTTACGAACTTCTTTGCTCTCTGTTTAGAAGCCTGTGAAGTCTTAACTGAGAATATAGGCTTTTCGCCCTGTCCGAATACACGGATATCTGCAAATGAACCATACTGCTCGATAACTCTTGCAGGAAGAACTTCATTTACAACTTCCTCAATAAGTTCAAAGAGAATATTCTTATTCTCTCTGTAAAGCTGATATGTACCAGCAATTTCTTTTAATTCTGCTCTAAGAGTTTCATCTAATTGAGCATAAGTATAATTTTTATCACCAAAGCTATAAGCAACAGCAGCTTGAGGATTAGCTTTTGCCACTGTCTTAGCTAAAGTAATAAGACTTTTCTTTTCTAATGACATTGTATTAATCCTCCTATATTATAATATACGTTGTAACTTAACAGCCGGATAATCAGTATCAGCATCAGGCATTGTTGTTATAGCAACTACCTTAAATGCAGGCGCAGTTGCAGTTGCACTAGCTCCAAGTACTTCAAGATAACCTGTACTTCCAACAACAAGAGTGTCCCCCTCATTGACAGTTACACCAGTTGTAACTGCTGAATCAGATGTGTTAGCTTCAAGTGTATTTGTTGTGAAAATATCTCCTATATTTGTCTTAAAAAGACGAGGAACCATTTCACCATCGACATAATCTGTCTTTATCATAGCAAAATCCTTATGAGACTGTCTACGAGGATCATAAAGTTTTTCTTCATTATAAACTAAAAGCCATTCACCTGCAACAGAAGCATTAGCAACAGCTTTTCTGTTTTGATAATCATATTTTAAGAACATACCGTTCTCAATAATATTAAGATTCTTATCAGCGATTAATTGAGCGTAAATCTGTCCAGTTCTCTGAGCTGAAAGATGATTAGGCTCAACCTGACCAAAACCTTTTCTTTTGATTGTAGCCATTTTGACTTTTCCTCCTTATTTTATTGTTGTGAGATACGTTTATCTACTTCCTGTAGCCAATCTGGCATATCGGAATTAGAATAAGTGTTAATATTGACTGTCATACCAGGAGTAACTTCTTCATCCTTTGTATAACTTACTTTCTTATCATAACATAAAACAGCTAATTTAGATTTAATTTCATCTAAACTATACTCTGTCTTATGGTCAATAACATCTTTCTTATCTTCATCAGAAAGCATATAAAACTCTGCAATTAAAGCGTCTTTCTTTTCATTTTCTACATTAAGTTTATAGTCCTTGAAAGAAGCTAATTCAGCAACAGTTTTTTCATGCTCCTCTTGAAGGGCTGTATAAGACTTTTGAAGTTCCTCTAATTCAGTAACGATCAGAGCATACTTTTTCTTTTCATCATCATCATCTTTCTTATCTTCTGAATTTTCTTTTTTGTCTGAATCTTCTTTATCACTTTCTTTAGCATCTTCTTCATCGTCTTTCTTTACGTAATCAGTAGAACCATCTCCACCTTCGGAACCACCTTCTCCGCCAGATTCACCACCTTCAGTGCCCTCTGTAGCAGCTTCGCCACTATCATTAGAATCCTCTACCGCAGGTGTTTCTGCAGGAGTTGTAGGAGTTTCTTCAGCTCCCGGTGTCTCAGTATTATCTGAACTTGGAGTCTCAGTTACTGGCGTTTCAGTTGTTCCTTCTTGAGGTCCAGATACTTCAACAGTAGTCTGCTCTTCAACAACTGTAGATGAATCAACTGATTTCTTTTTCATTTCATCTGCCACTGTATATTTACCTCCTTGTAAAGTTTCTTGTAATTCTTTCATCATTGAGTATAATGTTCTCTTAAATGTATCATCCAATGTGAAATTCTTACTGATATTAGGAGCAGTTATAGATGCGCCTTCAAAACAAGGTTCTACATCATCACCTAATATACATAATTTAGAAAATATTGCGTCATTTATTATAAAAAATTCATAATCTGAATTTTCCCCTTTTGACCAAAATCCTTGCAAAGAATTTTCATCAAGTTCCATAGATTGCGGTTTCCCGCCATCATTAAAAATCTGTTGAGCCTCTTTAAACTGACCAGACCATAAATAACCAGTAGTCATAAGATATGTTCTCGTAACAGATTCACCAGTTTCATCAAACTCTTCAAACTCTTGAAACCATACTTCAGCATCAGGAGAAACAAAGCCATACGGTTTTGTTAATGTATTAAAATGAATTCCATCCCCATCCATAATAACTTGTTCACCGTGGTCAAAGAAATCTTGATTATTTTCTTTATAGTAACCAACAATAGGTGCTCCACGTAAAGTTTTCGCCATGCTTGAAGCAGCTTGCTTGTCAATACTTGTTCCATTCCTATTTTCACCTAAATATAAAACTTTAATTTCGCATTTAGACATCATAGGATTAATGTCAAGAGGTTGCAAGTTAATGAACTCAGGTGCATTGATTGTAGCAATAGACTGATAATTATTCACTAATTCATCCTCCTTTTAAATATTTACGATTTGCTTTCAATGTTTTGAAGAGTTTTGGTTGATTTTTCATCATCACTTTTCTCTGGGCGGCCGACTTGCTTTTCCTCACCTCCAGCATCAGTGGTGTTTCTAACATCGTTTAATCCTGTATTACGTCTACCAGTTTGCTGCTGCGCGAGGGCATCTGCATTCATAGTATTAGACGTAAGTGGTGGAACAAATACCGTAACAAGATTAAGCAAATCATTTTCAAAGAATGCGTTTGCAAGAATTGAACTTTGTGAAAGTCCAAGTGCAATTTGTGGAAGCATCTTTGAATAACCCATTTGGGTTTGTTCCTTATATAATTTTGACAACTCTTTATAATTATAAATAGTTGTTGGTAACATTTGAACTTGATAGTAAATTTTCTTTGGACTCTTATTAAAGTTTACTACCAATCGCTGCATTAAATCTTCAAATTGATCAGTTAATGTACTCATCATAGCAGCATCATTCTCAATCGATTTTTCTAAGGCAATATTACCATTAGTATTGAATTGCATTTGAGAAATACCAGCTTCGTTAAATACTGTTCTCTCAACTTTTTCCAAATCATCAACTGTAGTAGTTGTATTATGGTCAGCCATATCCGCAACATCAACATCCGCATATGTAGTTAAAACATCAACACCTATTGCTCTTGATAACATCCTAACTGCATTATTATGTAACTGTTGAGTTTCATCTGGGTCAAATATTAAATCACCATTCTTGTCTATTGGCATTTTCTGAATAATAATCTTTAATAATCTTTGAGCCATCTTTTTTCGGTCAAGCGCTTGCGCCTCATCCAAATCAATAATTGCTGGTATAACCGGTAACATAATAGGTATATCATTTTCATTTAAATGAAGTTTAAATCCACATTCAGGATCAAGTAAATACCAACCATCAGTATCACCATTAAAATCAGGCTTTAACTTTTTCTTTTTATATAACCTATATCCCTTTTGAATATCATCTGGAAACAGTTTTAAAACTCTACTACGGTAAGCAGGGTCTTTATAATAATCATCAAAATATTTCATATTTAATTCAATAACATCATGATTATCCTTCTTAAATCTACTTCTACAATATTCAGAAGGTAATTCTTGAATAGTTGGGCCTGTTGGTGTATGTTTTATATATCCATAATAACAACCTTCAACAACAATCTTTAAAGCAATTTCTTTTAAAGTTTTCTTTGCTTTAAAATTGTCTAAATAACGCATTGTCTTAAAGAAATTTGTAATAATCTTTTCAACATTATTTGCGCTAATATCACCTTTATCAGATTCAGCTGGATAAGTATCACCGCCGCTAACATATGGAACAATGTACCAATCGTAACGATACATATAAGCTAAATATCTACATAATCTAGCATAAATACCACTTACATTATAATAAAATTGAGAAATAGATTTTAAAGTTTTAATATCTTGTTTTTGTAAACATCTTAAAATATATTCTTTATCACCATAATCTTGATTTATTTTTCTAAGTGGACAACTTATTACGGCGTCTTCAAGCTGTTTAATTCCAACTTTTATCTTTGCAAAATCAATTGTTCCCGACTCTTGATCAATAGGAAGATTATCATATTCTGGTAACATAGTTAAATTACGAGTCTCATAGGTATTACCATCATGTCTTCTGATTCTCATCAATAATCCTCCTTAATAACCAGCTTTCTTCATAATATAATCATAACTAAGTAAGAATTCATCTGTATAAGGAATAGCTATTAATTTAATTTTATGCTTGCGACAATACTCACGTTTCTTCATATCATTAAATTGTTGCTTTCTTAACCCTTGCATACCACCAAATTTTTCTTTTGGCTTATAATGCTGAATTCCTTGATACTCAATTAAGAAATCAATATCTCCTTCGTCATCAAAGACCGCAAAATCAAATCTAAGAGGACGACCTGTATTAGATAATAAATCTGGAAAGCTATACTCTTCTTGAAAATCTAATCCAGCTTCAGTTAAAATTTCTTCTATTGTAATTTCTCCTCTACTAGCTCTCATGACATATTTTTTCCTTTCCCGATTCATATAGTATATATAAATTAATCTAATAACTTTTATCTAAAATGTCCAAAATTTTTTAGTTAAAAAGAAGTAAGTCAGAAACGCTAAAATTTTTTCTCTTTTTACGTCTTTCTTCATCACGTTTAATAAACAACATACCGTATTCAAAAGCAGAGAATTTATCTTTAGGAGTGGTTTTACTTGATTGCTTAAGAATAATATTAACACCCTCATTATCTTCAATAAGATTAAGCATCTGTTCTCTTAAAGAAGTAGTTAATGTAAATGGCATTAAATACTCAGCTCTCTTTTCAGGTGTCATACCCTGACCTAATTTTGTTTCCATAAGCTTTAATTTTGCAGTTACTTCATCTATTAAAAATTTAACTTTACCACTTGATAATTGTGTTTGAACATAAGAGTGAGCTTCTGTATTAATTGGCGCATTTGCTTTTATTAAATACATAGCATCTTTCTCTGTTTCAGGAGTACGATATTTCTTGTATTCAGGATATTCATCTATATTATCTACACCGAAAGGAACTAATGTTTCTCCAGTCTTTGGATCAATTTGTGCTTTTATCATATAATCAATTAAACCAATACCAAGACCATTCGCATCAATAGCAAGTGTTCTTGCTTTATATTTAAAATATAATTTCTTTAAATTAATAGCTTGTTGTTCAAAGTGTTCTTCTTCCCATGAATAAATATTAACAATAGACTTCAATGAATTTCCTTGCGGTTGCGGCGTACATTTAATAACAACTGCTTCAGTTGAACACCCCTTACGACCAACGTCGACGCCAATTACATAATATGCAGATTTACTACTTCTGCCACTGAATTCATATTCTGGCTGATTTAAGATACGGTATTTGTCAAAAATCTCTGACGAGAAATAAGCATTTTCCGCATCCCCACTCCATTCTGATTCATATTCTCGACCAAATGAACTATCGTTATAAGTTCCATCTAACTTCAATTGTTGAACGAAGTTTTTAGCAAGCAATCCTTCTGCAACCGGAACGCGCCATGTACCACCCATAACGCAAGCACTTTCGCTCTTAGTAATCTGTTCAAGTAATATCATCATAAGTTTTTCATAAGCAAATGTATTTTTCCATCCTGCGGTAGTAACATATATTTGACTCTTATTAATAATTTCATCATCATTTCTACTACCATCAGGAAGCAATCTAGATACGTTCATAGTAGGAATAATAACTTCATTAAGTATAGTTCCATCAACAAGAATAACCTCTTCTACAAGACCACCTGTTGCTCTTCGTCCTCTTGAACGTTGTGTAGATGCCATTACATCAAGAATACTACCATTCTTAAATAAGAAAGTAAATTCTTCTTTTGAAGATTTAGATTTACCTCTGTCAAAATTAACTTCGTTTGCAAGACCTGGAACAAGTTTACAAAGCTCTTCAGCTTTTTCTCTAACTATTCCAGTAGCTTGTTCTTTACCACCAGTAGTAACAAATAAGTGGCATCCTGGATAAAAGATACATCTTAACATAAGAACCAAGACAGATAAAAACGATTTAGAATAGGCACGTGGAAATACTGCATACACGTGTCGATAACGCATTGCTTGACGCAAGAATATCCTTTGATAAGTATACAATTTAAGCACTTTCTGTTTCTCACTCGCGCAAGAATTACAAAAGTCAATATATAAATCTGGATACATTCTATAAAAAGCAATAGCCCTCCTGAGTTCAGGAAGGCAAGCTTTAACTCTTTCATCAGAAATACCTATTTTCTGATAAGACTTATTAATAGAAAGTTCCATTAAATCAGCTAAAGCCATTATTCTTCATCCTTTCTATTATAAGCGTTTGATTCTTGAGTTATTTGAGAATCTTCTATTTTTTCTTCTTCTATTCTTTCGTAATATTCTGCTATATTTTCATCTGTTAATTCTTCTTCTTCCATGTTTTCCATAGCTTCAATATTATCATGCTCTAATTGTATTTTCTTTAAGTAATTCTCAATCTGCTGACCAAAACCTAAGTCTTTAGTTACAAGATTATGTAAGTATTTTTGAGTGTCTTTTATACTTACATCAATCATATCTTCATTTACATCAACCAATGTATTTGGAATAAATCCACCTTCACGTTCACATACTGCAACTAATACACCAACACAATCAATTTGTTCATTATCCTTATCTTTATTTTGTGCTGCGGTAAATTTTGCAGACTTTCTTAAATTATCACTTACTCTTGATAATTTCTGATAACCATCAACATCTCCGCAGTCAATAGCCTGATTCATTTTTAAATCAGTTTTACACAAGAGAATAAGTGTATTTCTACTATCCGCATCTTGAATATCAAATGAGTTCATCATCTCTGTATATTTCTGTTCAAGTATAACCCACTCGTTTGGTTTATATAACCTACCCCATTTCATAGCAAGATAAATCTTATCTTCTGTTGTAAGTCCTGCAGCAGGGTCTGGTAATTCATCTTCAGACATGTACTGAGAGTCGAAGTCGAACCCTCCATCTGCATTACTGATGTCCGATGCTCCTGGGAACAGGGTCGCCGCATCTTTAAATTGAGATTCTGTGGATGTTAAAGTTTTATATTCAGCTTCAGAAATCTCACCTTTTTCATACATATCTTTTATCTCTTGTTCATGAGCTTCTTCTTCTGCCTTTTGTTCTTCTGTTAATTCTGGTTCTTGACTATATTCAGCCTGCAATCTTTCTGAATCTTCCCAAGTATAAGGTTTTCCAGTTTCTTTATCATACCACTGTTTTAATTTCATCTTAGCAAGATATTTACCCATCACCGCAGGTCCGCCAGTACCCTTGTTTGGGTCCTCCTGATACTTGCGGTCCCGCAATACATTCCATTCTGAAGGAATATATGGGACATCCATTCTTTTTAATATCCATAAGAATGTATCAGGTTCAAAGTTATTTACATGAGCACATAAACAATCTTTACACATATCATCTTTTGAACCATCTTTATGTGTATAGAATTTTATATCAGACATAGTCTTTTTGCAGCGTGAACAAGTACATTTTTTCTTTGTGGCTGTTGCCATTTAGTCACCTCATTTCTTTTTATTTCTACAACATTTGCAAATACTATAATATCCGTCTTTGCTGCTTTTATTTTTTGAAAAGAATTTAGGATG